CATATTAATATGGCGCTTGGACGAAAACGAAAACGAAGCTTTGTCGCTGGAGCAGTAGGAATCGCCTCAACACTCGGAAATTACTACAACCAATACCAACGAGCCAAAAAGGCTGTTGATAGCTTCAAAATACAACGAAACAAGTATCGTAAAGTACAGAAAGCAAAGTCTACCGCCAAAGCAAAACCTAAGCCTAAAGGCAAAGTTATCATGGCTCCGACTCGTGGAATGTCTCAATCTTCAAAAACAATTAAATACAAATCTGTAAATCTGAAAATATACAAAGCTATAACAAACTTGGCTGGGTTTAGTACTAACGGACAAAGCACTGCAACTGCTGGAACTGGTGTTCAAGCACCAACTGTAATGGGCACTTGGAACAGCGGTTCTTTCCTAAAAGATGTTTTCAAAAATGCCCAGAATAATTTGCACGATGTCCCCATAACTCTACCGTCTCGAATGGCCTCACAAAAACTTTTCATTCAAACATTCACAAGAACCCAATTATTTAACAATGCAGCACCAGTTGATTGTGAAATGACAATTTACGATTTAGTTGCTAAAACTACACAGCCTCTCGCACGAGATCCACTATCGGATTGGAATTTGGGTTATGACCATCAAACAAATACTGTCGCCCTAACTCTAAGTGGAATACCATTCGCTAAGCCGACGGAAAGCAAATTATTTAACATGAACTGGAGAATCATAAACACACAAAGAGTTTATCTATCACCTGGATGTACACACAAACATATCTTCCGCCACGTATTGAATCGACCGATCGATCTAGAATACGCTAACACAATGGCCCACATAAATGGAATAACTAATTCTTCATTAATCGTGATCAAAGGAACTCCCGTTGATAATACAAACACCAGCGGTGCGGGTGTCGTGACATTAGCACCCTGTAAAGTCATCAGCACTTGGACTGCTGTCTGGAGCTCCCGTCTAATGGAACAAAACGCACGCGTTAACGTAGCCGTAAATAACTTTAGCACAACTGAAGCAAACTTGTATCAACAAGATGAAGAGAGCGGTGCAGTGGAACAAATTAAGGTAGCGGGTGTGGATACTGGTTACGCTTAAAATAATAATATATTTTGACCCAACAACTTCTCAATTACAACGAATCTCCTAAGAAGGGCTTCCCTCGTTTCTTTGTCCTCCCAGATCTCTTCAATTCGATATTGGGAGGTGACGACAAGTTTGTTAGGTCGTATCTTGATGGATCCTCCCTTAACCTCTCCGATGAACGGATAGCAGTCTGCCCAGTGCTTGAGATGTCCCCCAAGTCTGACATCGAACTTGTCGACGTCGTCGAGAACGACGATTGGCTCCCGTTGATAACCATCCCACCACTGATTTCGGGGCTTGGGGTAACTCCCCGGATAAGCCTCCGATACCGCACGCGTCTTACCGCTTCCGGCGACTCCAAAAACCCAAATCCCACAGGGACTTGTAAGGGCGATGACGGCGGGCATGTAGTCCCGCTCGATTCGCCTGATGGTAGAATACTGCCGCATTCGAATGTCGGCTGGAATAGCTTCCAAGTCTCCTCGCTTTGCAGCATCCCAAGCACTTTCCCAGCGAGTTCGTTCAACTGCTCCTCGGTCGGCAGCATCCATCGGTAAATCACCGCGTGTGTAGACATTAACATTCGGCTCCCCATCGGTGGGTCGCGTCTTGGTGCAGTATAGATGGTTTTGCTTACTCGAACCTTTGGCAGGCTCAACGTGACATCCGCTGAGGATTCTCCGAACACTAGCCTCATGTCGCCTGGAACTGAAATAGACATATCCTTGAAGATGTCGCGTGCCTGTCTCTGGAGCCGTCTCTTCACCGGCAACGATGTATCGGCACTCAATCGCATCCAAGGCATTGGCATACGAAGCAGGGTAATTGTTCCACGTGAAGCAGTAGGCTCGATGTTTTCCCATTCCATTTTGGAACGACAAATTCCCATCTCTTTCTTTATATAAAAAAATGACCGCAGCAGAGGTAAACTTCTCCTCGCGGTAAATTTACCTTCGGGGATCGGGTAAATGCTTATACATTTCAATCCCCGCGGTAAAGGGGTTGGACCAGATGGACCGGACCAGAAGGTCTAGAGGTAATAATACGCTTCGCTTGCTCTAGACCATAAGTTTCGTCTCAAAGGTTTCTCTAGGGTTCTAAATAAATTTAGAACCCTAATCAGGTAGGTCCAGGGTTTTAGGATTAAACTCCTAAAACCCTTCTGCGCTCCCGCTACGCGAGAGTCACTTAAGCAGGGTTTTAGGAGTTAACTCCTAAAACCCTCTCCGTCTCGTCTTTTTAACATATTGGTCTCGAGCAAGCGAAGCGTATTGCATATTAATATGGCGCTTGGACGAAAACGAAAACGAAGCTTTGTCGCTGGAGCAGTAGGAATCGCCTCAACACTCGGAAATTACTACAACCAATACCAACGAGCCAAAAAGGCTGTTGATA